CCGATCGAAGTCGTTGGCAAACTCGACCTCGAAATTGCGATCCTTGTAGCCATAGCGCGGGGCGATCTTCGACAGGGGCTTGGAGAGGGCGAACGCGGCTGGCTCGACCGGCTCTGCTGGGGCGGCTGGGGCGGCCGGGGCGGGGGCAGCCGGCCGCGGCTTGGCGAAGTCGAGATCCCTGCGCTCCTCTTGGGCGGCGCGTTCGGCAGGCGTCAGCGGCGCGACAACTCGCGGATCCCCGGGGAAGAGCGGCTGATCTTCTGTCAGGCCGCGCCGCGCCCGTTCCGCGTCGATTTCGTCGAGGATTGACGTCTGCTCGCGAGCCGCAGCGCTGCCCTCACGGAAGCCGGCGGCGCCCTCCGTGGCGGCCTGAAATTTCTCGTATCTGCGCTGCAGATCGGTCGGCGGGCCCCCTGGTGGCCCCGGTGGCCCGGGCGGCTGGCCGGCGGGCGGTCCGAGCAGCTCGTCCACGTACTGTCCCATGACCGACTCGCGCTGCTGCTCGGTGGCCTCCGGAGGCAGGGCGTCGAGCCGCTGCGTGAGGCCTTCGTGGAAGGCGTCCTCGCCCACCTTGGCCGTCGCCTGGAGGATGCGGCCGCCAAGGTCCGCGGCGGGGGCTGCCGTGGCCCCTGCTGCGCCCGGAGCTCCTGGCGCACCAGCTGGGCCCGCCGCGGTCGGAGCGGCGCCTGGGGCGCCTGGCGGCCCGGGAGGGGCGCCCGGAGCTCCCGGTGCGGCGGGCGCCGCCCCCGGGGTCCCCGGCGCTGGCGCGGCGGCGGCGACGATGGCCGCATTCTCTCGGGCTTGCTGGAGGGCCGCGCCGCCGCCCGCCGCGACGCCCGGGCCGAGACTCACGGCAGCGGCCTTCACCGCCGAAGCGCCCATTTCCTCCCACTTCGCCAGCTTCGGGTCGATCTCGTACAGCCGTGCGTTCTCAACCCCATCCTGATAGATTTGCTCGAGCACTTCTCCGGTCGGTTCGACCAGGGCAGCCTTTGCCCCGGCGCCGGTCGCGCTGCGCTGGGCCGCGTTCCGCGCGACCTGATTTCCGATGGCGTCACGAATCCGGGCCGACGCCGGCCCGACCATGACTTTCTCGAGGCCCCGGACGCCGATAATCGGAGCCAGAACGCCGCCCAGCATCGACGGCCACAGCGCGCGGTCGTGCGACAACCCCTCGACGAGCTGGGCGTGGGTTTTCTCAGGGGCGCGTTGCTTCGCCTCCTGATAGATCGGGTCGCGCTCCCACGCCGCTTTGGGGACTTCCTGCAACGCATGGCGGATCGAGTCGTAGGTTTCGCTGCCGAACTGCGTCCCGTAGGGGACGGACATTCCCGCGGTCTGTGCGGCGCCGAGAATCTTCGCCGCGCGCTCGCCGGTGATGACGCCAGCGCGCACCCGATTCACGAGGATGGGAAGCGACGCGATCGCGGCTCCGGTGCCGCCGATCATGACGCCAGCGATGAGCGGGACCTGGTCGACGATCTCGAGCCCCAGCATTTCGGGGTAGTCCTTATAGAACTTCGCCTGCGCGGCGGCCCACGCACCGATGCCCTGGCCCTTCTGCGCCTGCAAGCGCTCCGCCTCGATCTTCGCGATCTCCTTCGTTCGCTCGGAGGCTTGCGTCGTCATGAAGGCGTCGCGTATTTCGGCGCTGCCCTTCTCGGTGAACAGGTAGCCGATCGAGTTGGGGTCGGCCTCGGTGTCCATCCCCATGCGCTCGGCGAGCCAGCGCATCCCGCGCCCCATGCCCACTGACCCGGAAGCGATGCGCCCCGACATTTCCTTGCCGAGCTCAATCCACGTGCGTTGGGGTAGCTGCTCGCGCGGCACCGCCTCGTAGAGCTTGTCCTTGAACTCGCGCTGATCGGCCTTCTTCTTGTAGTACTTGTCGCCCCACGCCTCCCACTCGCGATACCAGTCGGCCTGGATCTTCTGGCGCGTTTCGACCGAGCCCGATTGATAGTCGGCCTCCGCGCGCCGCTGCTCCCACGTCTGCGTCGGGGCAACGGGCAGCGGCACGACGGCTGCGCCGGGGCGCCCGGGCGCGGCGGGCCGTGGCGCCTGCAGTTGCCCGGTCGCGCGCGCCCAGGCCGCGAGCTGATCGTCGAGCGCAGTCGTCGCCGGCGCGCCGCCGGGCGCCACCATCGGTGCGGCGCCCGGCGCGGCTACTGCGCCTTCCGGCGCCTGCGGTGGGTATCCTTCCTGCCTGGGCTGGATTGCCTCCAGCGCCTCGCCGATCCTTCGGCTGCGCGCCTTGGCAGCGGCCTCGGCCTCCTCGAGCGAGTCGAAGCGGCCGAGCTCTGGATTGTCGCCGCGCTCCCACGCCGCGATCGCATCCTCGGTGGAGAGGCGCTGGCCGCCTACGATCGTGGGGATGTTGAAGTGCTCACCATCGGCCTCGATCGTGACGGAGAGCTCGGTTGAAACCGAGCCGTCCGCGTTCTCGAGCTGTTGGCGCTCGAGATCAATCGTCGCTTCGGTGCCGTTTGCCATTACGAGCGGTCAAGCATCTGCTCGAGCTCAGAGTCGTAGGTGGTGGGGAACGGGTCGGCCAGGTCCGCGAGCGGGCCGAACTGCGCGCGCAGATAGGCGTCCATCGGGTTCATGTGGTGGCGCACGTTGCGCGGCGAGGGCCGCGGCATGAGCTCGCCCTCGACTGGCGCCGCGCCCTCTGCCCCGCCTCCGGATTCCCCGCCTAGCGCGACTTCGGTGCCGGGCGCCGATTCCAGACCAGGCGCCGATTCGGGTGGGATCGGCGGCGCCTCTGGCGGCAGGGCAGCCGGCCCAGCGCCGGGCGCTGCCGGTGCCCCTGCGGTCGACGGCGCGGGCGGGCCGGGCACGTTCCCCGTGCGGAGATCGCGCGCGATGTCAGCCTTGGAGCGAAGGCCGAGCTTGCCTCTGACCGACCTGAGCGTTTCATCCGAAAGCACCGCCTTCATCAGCGGGTAGAGGGCGAGGGTGAACGCCGAAGGCGCGAGCATCTGCCCGTACTGGCGCATCCGAGCGAACACTTCGGGCACGTAGGCGAGCGTCTCGTCGGGGATGCGCGTGCCCCGCGGATTCTCCTCGAGCTGAGCGGCGCGCCTGGGCCCCCAATTATAGGCGGCGAGCGCGAGGCCGAGATCGCCGAAGCGGTTGATCTGCTGCTTGAGATACGCGACCCCGCCCCTGATGTTCTGGATCGGGTCGTTCGGATTGGTCACGCCCATTTCACGCGCGGTGGCGGGAATGAGCTGCATCAGTCCGGCAGCGTCTTTCTCCGAGCGGGCCTTGCTCTGCCAGTTGCTCTCGACGTCGATCATCGCCTTCACGAGCTGCGGCGGTACGCCCTGCCGTTGCGCCTCCGCCTCGGCGAAAGCCTCGAGCTCCTTGCGGGTCAGGTCGGCCATGCTGGCGTTACTCCACTATGCGGCCGTGATCGGTTGCTGCGTCTCCTGCGGCGTCGGGATCAGCGCGGCGATCTGACGGCGGAGGTTCTCGTGCATCGTCTGATTGACCGTCGTGTTCCCGCCGGGCTGCTCGATGAGTTTCGCGAGCTCCGTCGCCTGCTTGCTCAGGCGCTCTATCGCCACCTGTTCGTCAGCGGTCAACTTGTCGTAGGCGTCGCTTATGTTCATCAGCTTCTTCTGCCGCCGGTTGAACTCGTCGAGATCCTGCTTCTGCTTCGGCGTGACCGCGCTGGGCGCAGGCCGCCCGATCGCGGTGCCGACGCCCTCGGCCGGGGTCTTGGGCACTTCCTTGGCTGGGCGCGCAGGAGCGGGCGCACGCGGCGCCGCCGGCACTCGCGGGGTCGTCGCGCGTGGTTGCCCGCGCGCCGGCGCAGGCTCCGCGATGCCGAGTAGGCCTGGGAGCTGGTAGCCGATCCAGTTGCGGTTGTTCGCATCGACGGAGAGGAACCCGTTCTCGATCGGCACCTTGTTCATCACGGGCTGGCCGTTCGCATCGGTGGTCTGATCCACCTTGAACAGTTGCCAGGCCACGATCTTCTGCCCCGTGGCCTTGTCGACCCCCTCGACGCGCTCGACCATGAGATTGCGGCCGTAGCGCTCCAAGTACAGGTTCATCGTGTCGGCGTCGCCAGCCTTGGCCGCTCCGGTGAGCGCGCGAAGCGCGTGCTGGTCGCGCTGCCGTTGAAGTAGGGCCTTCGTCTCAGGCGCTGTCGCCTGGTCGATCGCGCGGTCGGCGCGTTCCCACGGATCCGCCCGGGCCGCACTCGGGTCGGCGCGCAGCGCCTCCCGCTCGGCCGTCTCGCCCGCCTGTAGGAGTTGCTGCGCTTCGGTTGTCGCGCGCTGCTGCGCCTGCAAGGCCTCGTAACTCCCGGCGGCGAAACCCGCCTGGCCGGCGCGTGCTTTCTCGGCGGTAGCCTCGCCACCGATCCGGACGTCGACGCGCTCTGGCGTGTACCTCGCCTCCTGTTCGCGGAGGCGCTCGTCGACGGTGCGTTCACGGCTCTGCTCCTCCATCTGATTGCGAAGGGACTTGCCGTAGTCGATCGTGAGCTCCTTGCGCCGCTGCTCCTGGCGCATACCAGGCAGCGACTCGAGCGCGCCGATCTTCGCCTCAGTCTCCATGCCGGAGAGGCGCGCGGCGGGAAGGTTCTGCAGCTCGAGGATCTGATTGGCGAGGCGCTCGCGCCGAATCTGCTCGTCGTTCTTCTCGCGCGTCTGGCCCCTCTCGATCCCGTATTCATACCCTTTGACAATGTCCATCGGGTTGAAGCCGTAGAGGATGCTGTCGATCGCCATGAGCGTCTCCTATGGTCCTTGTGGCGACAACCCGGCGCCGTACTCACCGCCGAAGGTGTTGTTGCCGGCAAGCGGTTCGTTCGGCGCGGGCGCGGGCGCGTCAGGCTGCGTCGAAGCAGGCGCGTTGCTCGCGTTGTAGGCGTCTGAGCCGGCCGTCTCGCGCTGCGCCAGCTCTGAGTCGGACATATACCCCTGCTGTGCCGCCGCAGCGACCTGCGCCCGCTCGATGCCGCCGAACACGTCGCTGGTGAACCGCTTGCCCTCCTTGGTGTTGAGGAAGCCAAGGAACTGCGACCAGCCGGCCAGCGTCTTGCCCTGCTCCGCGCCGAGCTGCGCGCCGATCGCACCGGCAATGGCGGCCGCGCCGAGCGCGTTGGAGAGCAGGTTGCGGCCCAGCCCCAGGTAGGCGTAGATATTCTCGATGCGTTTCTGATTGCGCTGAATCTCGAGGTTCTGCCCGCGCCGGTAGCCCCACTCGCTCGCGTCGATCGCGGCGGTGGCCTCGAGCGCGGCGATCACGTTGCAGTCCTGCGCCATCTTGCCGACGTGGTAGACGTTCTGCCCGCGGTAGAGCATCTGGCGCTTGCGGCCCACCGTTCTGATGACCTCGAGCCGCTGGCGCCCGGCGATCGTTGCCGACGGCGCCACGTACACCGGGATCGCGCAGACCTCCGTGATCGCGGCGGCATCGCATTGCGCGTAGTAGGCTTTCCAGTGATCGTGGAGCGAACGCGAGACGCTCGTCGCAAGCTCGACCGCCGCGAGCGATGCCCCGGCGGCGACTGAGCCGTTACCGCTGCTCGTCGCGCCGCCGATCGCGCCACCGATTGCTGCGCCCGCCGAGAAACAGCCCATCTATCTTTCCCCCGTGAAATTCATCGCGTAGTCGGGGAGCCCGATCCTGTTGTTGAGATTGCCGCCGTCGGACGCCATTTCGCCTTGAACGACCGGCGTGGGGGCGGGGAGCGCCAGGGGGCTGCGCGAAACACCCTGCTCCTTCGTCATGGCAAACGAGTAGTCGATCGTCGTCGCCTCGCTCGTCGCGGCGCGCCGAGTCGGGCTTTCCGGTTCCCCCTTGAACAGCCCGCGGATGCCGCCGAGCGTGTCATCGGCGAAGCGCTTGCCCTCTGGCGAGCCGAGGAAGCCGGCGAACTCGAGCCAGCCCTGCGTCGGGCTTCCAAGCCATCCCTTGAGCGCGTCGCCGAGCTTCGCCGCGAGCTGAGCGGCATCGGACGACGTCTTGAGCAGCCCACGGCCCAGCGCCAGGAACGAGCGCTTGTTCTCGAGCCGGATCTGATCGAGCTGCTCCTTCACGCCCTCCTCTCGGCGGAAACCGAAGTTCATGGCGTCCACCGTCGCCTGCGCTTCGACACCGGAGAGGAAGTTGCAATCCGCGTTGGTGACGCAGAAATGCTCCTGGCACGTCGCGATCATCAGGCGCGCCCGGCCGAAGTCGCGAAGCGCGGCGCCGGCGACGCGGGCCTGCACCGTCGCGTAGGCCGGCGCGTACACCGGCACCGCGCAGACCTCGGTGATGGCTGCAATATCGCAGGCCATGTAAAAGTTCTTCCAATGCTCGTGGAGCTGCCGCGCGACGAGCGTTTGTAGCTCCGCCGCCTGGCGCTGGGCGTCGGAAGCCTTCTTCGCGGCGTCGTTCTTCTTCTTCGACCCGAAAAGGGAGACGGCAGCGCCGACGACCCCTAGTGCGACGCAGGCCATAAATTCATCCCGTACATGACTTCGAGCTCCTCGAGCCCGAGATCCTGCCAGAGTTGTGCGGCCGCCGAGTCCCGCGGGGCGGACACGATCAGGGCGTGCACCCCGAGCGCCTTGAGATAGTTGATGCCGATGGTCGCGAGACGCCGAGCGTCAACGCCTTTGCGGTAGCCCCCGTTGACAGCGACCGAGATCCCGACCACCTTGCCCTGCTCCCATGTGTACGGGTTGAGCATCCACAGCTGATAGCCGAGGAGTGTGTCGCCGCGCTTCGCCGTGAGCATGATGAGCTGACGCCGCACGAGCGCGACCGCGATGCCCTCCCAATCGGGACTGAGCTTGAACCCGAGCTGGTAGTTGTACTTGCCAATGCGCTCGGCCATGATCGGGATGATCTGCTGCCAGAGCGACACCGCGGCCTCGAGATCGGCCGGGTCCTCGATCTGGTAGGTCACATCCGCCTCGACGAAGGCGACTGCGACTGCGCTATCCGTTGACACTCGAGGCCTCCGTCTTTGCCGCGTCGAAGATGGACGTGCCCACCGTGAACTCGAACACTTCCGCGGTGCCCTTGATCTCGACCGCGCCGATGCGCGCGTTCTGCCCGCCCTTCACCCTGAAAAACTCCGAGTGATCGACCTGGCGCTCGAACACGCGCCCGTAGTCGGTGATGAGCGCGAAACGCACGCGGCCCGCCGCCTCCCGATTCACAGCCGCGGTGTTGAGCGAGGTACGCCGCGGGAAGGTCACATCCGAGCATTGCCAGGTGTAGTCGCGGAACCGATCGCCGCCGTTCCAGTGCAACACTTGACGCCCTACCGCGTAGTAGAGCTCGCCGTCTGCCGCGGTCCAGATCGCAGCCGGCCGCTCGGAGAGGTTCGTGTAGCCGATCTCCTGAATCGTCGCGAACTCCTGATCGAGCGTGCGAAGCCGGATCCCCTCGACGTCGGTGTAGCCGTGATAGTAGCCCTTGCGGACGTGCCCGATCATTCGGTTCGGGTGCAGCTCCTGCCAGTCGCGCTCGGTCAGGCGGGCTTGGCTGATGATCTTCGCCTCGCCGCCGGCGAGCGCCACGAGCCCATCCTTCGATGCGTAGTAGGCGGCGCTGGTGTCGGCCGCCATGCTGCGGAAGGACACGCACGGCAAGGGCACGCGCGTCCCCTTGACCGGGGTCACGCCGTTCGAGTTGGCGGGATCGGACAGATCGACCACGTAGGGGCGCGTGTCGGTGGCGACGTAGAGCGCGCCTCCCACCGCGCCCAGCGCGATCGGCGTGCCGTAGAAGCGCTTGACGTAGCGCAGCGGCCAGGCGTGCGGGGAGTGGGGCTCGCAGATCCAGACATCGTTGCCAGAGATCCCGGCGAGAAAGCCGTTTTCGGCGGACACGATGCCGTGCAGGTCCGCGGGCGGGGGCAGGTATTCGTCGGTCACGAACACGCCCTGCGCGCCGTCGCCGAGCTCGAGCTCGGTCTTGTCGTCGAGGTAGGCCGTGGTGGCGACCGGGAGCTCCTCCACGAGAAAATACTCGGTGTTCTGCGGGTTCGATTGCTCGAGCCCGGTTTCGTAGGCAGTCGCCAGCCGGTAGAGCCGGATCGACACGACGCACCATTCCGCGGATGGCGCGGCGAAGCCTTGCACGAGGATCGGCTGGCCGTCGTTCGCACGGATGATCTGCGAGGGCGGCGAGCCCGGGCCCTCGCGGCCGTGCCGGTTGACGTAGGTGTAGCGGTAGGCGCGCGCCGCCATCGTCTCGCCATCGACCACCGCGACCTGGCTGGAAAGCGTCGGCGCCACTGGCGGGCACGGCACGCCGAGCCTGCACCAATCTCCGGCGCAAGCCTCCTCCGCCGTGGCGATCTGCGGGTAGGCGGCGGCGCCGGTCACGATGACCTGGCGGCACGACGGCGTGTAGGGGAACACGGCGTCAACGCACTTATCCCACGTGAGCCAGCAGCAGTCGGCGAGGATGAAGGAGAGAACGTCCTGTGCCGCCTCGTGAACGAGCCGCGGCGTGCGCCACGGCCGCAGGCTGTTGTTGTCGAGATCGACGTCGAGCGCGACCGCAGCGGACCCGGGCGGCCTCGCGAACGGGTTGAGCCGTGGAACGCGGCCTTGAGGGCGGGCGACGTTGATCCCGCTCATACGTTGATCTGCAGCGATGCGGCCGTGCTGTCGAGAACTTCGCGCCAGCCCACGCCCTGAATGAAGATCCAGAACTCGCGCGGGTTCACCGTGCCGACAACGCCCATCGTCTGCCCGTTCTGCGGCGGGTTGTTCAAGAGCAGCGCCGTGTTGGCGAGCTGCGCGCCAAAGCCGCCGAGGTTGACGTTGGGCACGCCAGCGCCAGCCACCATATCGAAGCTGCAGCCGTCGACCGACCGGAACAGCGTGATGCTGCCATCCGACGACGTCAGGTTGAGCAGCGGCTGGAAGGGCAGCGGGAGGCTCGTGACCAGCCCGTTCTGGATGACGATACCGCAGCCGACGAAGTTGACGCCCCCGCTCGCCGGGGTGTCGGAGACGTACAAGCCGTTGTTGCGGCACTGCACCGCGTTCCCGGCGTCGGGCGAGATCGTCAGTCCGATCTGGAATGGCGCGAGCGCCGTCCCGCAGCCGCTCACGGCCACGCACGAGCTCGTGGGCAGGATGAAGGCCCGCGTGAGCAGCGCGCCGTTCGTGTCGAGCGTGGTGAGGTTGCACGCCTCGCCCGAGATCGTAACGTCTGCGGTGGTCGGCGGCGTAGGGGGGACCACGCAGGGATCGCACGCCGAATAGACGACGTTGGTCCCTTCGGTGAGCTCGACGATGCAACCGCCGACCGTGCGAATGGTCGCGTTCGCGTAGACACCGTCGGGGATCGGGTTCGAGATCGGCGCCTCGATGATCCGCCCGCTGTCGAAACGCAGCACGCGGTTGCCAGCGCACCACTCGACCGGCGGGGTCACGGTCGCCGCCGGCGTGGTGCCGCCGTTGGGTGGGCAGCACTCGTTCATACAACCCTCTGAGCTGTGGCGCGGAAGGGCCCGCGCGATTCACCGATGAGCGCGTCGGTCGCGCCGCGCGCCTGGCCGATCTTGAAATCGCGCTCGTACTTCGCCGCGAGCTGCGGGTTGCTCCAGTCCTGCTTGGGCTGCATGAGGAGATACCCGGCCGCCCCCGCGACGAGCGTCATCAGGTAGCGATCGAACAGCACGCGGTCGAGATCGCAGGCGTCCCGCTTCGGCGCGACGTTGAGGCTTACGCGCAGCGCCCCCTGCGTGTCCGCGCGCACCGGGGAGCGCACGAAAAGCGAGTTGGGCTGCTGGAACCACAGCGACAGCCACGCGATCTGTAGCGGCGCGGTCCCGGTCTGCTGCAGCGGGCCGCCCTCCCACGCGCCGGCGCACAGGCACGGGCAGTTGAGCTGGCAGGGCTGATTCGGCCGCAGGTAGTGGCGTTGGCCTCTGGCGTCGCAGATGAAGTCGATCGAGACCGTCCGCATCGAGTCCGAGTCGGGCGGCTCGAGCAGGTACTCCTGCACGTCGCATTGCAGGTCGACGAAAACCTCACGCTTCACCACCGCTGAGCGCTCGCAGAACTCGATCGCCGCGTTGCGGACGTAGGCCTCCGCGATGTCGCTCGGCACGCCGTTGGCGATCATGCGGAGCTCGGGCAGAAACTCCGCAAGCGCGACCTTGTCGGGGACATCGCACAGTCTCATCGGGTCCTCCCCGCGGGTTCGACGTTCGACGACTGCGCCGGCGCGATGAGCGACACGTCGGCGCGGGTGGTGAGGCCGAGGATGTTATTCCACGCGCCAATGTGCGAATTGTAGAGCGCGAGCTGGGCCTGATCGCTGTCGAGCTGGTAGGCCTGCGCGATCACGTAATGGCGGACCAGCGCGTACTGCCAGCAGTCGACCGGCGCCTGCGCGTTGAGATCGGCAATCCCGAGCTGCGGCGGCGCGTCAACGCACACGATCCGCACCTTGTACGCCTTCCCCGGCGGGGTGGGCGGGGCCACGTAGAACGTGTCGCGTTGCTTCGGGTCCTGGCTGTAGTCGAGGACGCGGTAGGACTCCGTAGACACCACGCACGATGGCCGACCCCAGGCGAGTTGCGCCCTGCGGCTGACCGGGTTGATCGGGCTGAGATCCTCGCCTTGCGGGCCGAGGTTGGCGTCGACCGATTTCAAAAGGCAGCCCTCGCCGATGAACTGGCGAGTCCCGGGCTGCAGGGTGAAGTCGCGCGAGCGGGTGAACAGGTCGGGACGGATCCGGTGCAGGATGCACAGGCCCTCGTTCCAGTACCCGAGCAACTGCTCGCGCGTGAACTGCGTGAAAGCGTGGCCGGGCTCCGCGTCGCGAAGATCGACCGCGATGAGTCTCAGCTTGTCAGCCAGCGTTTCCATCGCCGCCTACGTGGGCCCGTGCTTTCGCCGCTGGCTTGTTGCCTTTGCGATGCGGCCTGCGGGATTGCTCCGTAGCAGGGAGGACCGGCGGCGCTGGGGCTTGAGCGGTTGGCGAGAGCACGGGTTGAGACGAAGGAACGCGCTGCCCGTAGTGAGCGAGATCGAGCGGGCTGTTGGCGACAACGATCCCTGGTTGCGGTGGTGCCTCCCAGCACGACTCGAGCACGTCCCCGAGGGGGCGCATCCAGTCCTGCCAGAAGTGGATCATGCCGGTCAGCTTCTCCCGAACGTATGGACTCGGCTCGAGATACTGAGGCAGCTTCGCCCCAATCGCATCGGCGTCATCCTTGGTGGGCAGCCGCGCAGAAACCTGCAGCGGCCGCGCCGTCACTTCGCTCATACGGTCCTCCTTACGGTTGGTTAAACCCTTACGGGTTGGCGATCACGCAGGGACCATTCAGGCGGCAATTCGCCACCGTCACGGTTTCCAGGTCACGCGCAACGGCCGTCAGCTCGATGCGCCCGCGGAACGACGGCAAGCCGTTCACGGGCAGCGTGGTGAGCACAAGGCCGATACGGATGCCCTCGCGACCGCTGGGGCCGTAGGGCTGCGTGTAGAGCATGGGAGAGATTTGCGCCCACACCGAAAGCAGCGCGTTCGCGTTGAGGCCGGTCAAGCTCACGGGGAGCACGATCGGCGTCGTCACGGCGGTGCCGCAATCTTCGAGGGTGATGGTTTCGGCAACCACGCTGAACGTGATCTGATTGATCGCGTCCGGTTCCGACACCTTCACGCGGATCCCCTCGAGCAGAGCGTCCTCGGGGATCAGCGCCAGCCAGAGCGTGTCGCCGGCGAGGAGCAGGTCGTAGCAGACCTGATTCGTCGGATCGCACTGGTAGTCGAAGGCCGCGCCCATGTTGTAGGGCGCGCGACGGCGGTGAGCTGCCATCTTGTGCGGAGCGGGGCAAATCGAGACCTTGCACTCGCCGCAGTCGGGGAGGAATGCCGTGCCACCTTCCCACAGGTTTACATCCATGATGTTTCTCCTTCATCCATGATTGCGGACGGGTTTTCGCGGCCCGCCGGAAGGAAGTGGGGTGCGCCGCGCCGCACCGTGGTTTTACGGTTGCACCGTCCAGTAGCCGACTGCGAAGCCGTCGGGGTGCACGGGCTTGTGGCCCCACACGCCCAGGACTTCGAGCAGCTTGTACCATCCGTCGCCCTGCCGGATCCTCGTGATGATGAGGTTTTGCGCGAACAGCAGCGCATCCTTGTTGAGAGCGATGACGTAGAACACGGATTTCCCCGCGGTCGCGTCGGTGCCCTGGCAGGCGTAGTTGCTGATGACGAAGTCCCAGCCCATCATGTTCGTGTACCACTCCCCGGACATGAGAGGCGAGCACTCGACGCAGCGCCCCATCTGCAGGGCGTTGGCGAGAGGCGAGGCCATCAGGATCGGCAGCATCGCGGGCGGCACGACGAGGATCATCTTGCCCTTCTGCCACGCGCACGCTTCCGCGAGTACCTGCTGGATCTTCGCGATCTCGCCGATGACGTTTGCCGGCGTGATGAGGACCGGAGCGCCCGGGCAGCCGAGATTGACCGCACCGCTCGTACCGGCCGCGCATCCCTTGTTCCGCATCGAAGCGTAGAAGGGCAGGCGCCGCATGATGTCGTTGGAAAGCAGCTTGTCCCAGCCGCGCGTCACCGCGACGTCGAACATTTCCTTCCACATCGACCACCGCTCGCACAGCATCCGCTCGTCGAGCTCGTCGACCTTCACGCTGACGTAGGCGGCGTCGCAGATGCGGAAGCAGAACGCATCGGGCTTGGCCTCCTGGGGCGTGTTGACCTGGTTCTTCTCGAACGGCATGAACTCGAGCTCGAAGTTGCGAACGAACTGGATCTCCTGGCTGCAGTAGTCGATCTCCTTGTTGTACATCCCGTTGGTGAACAGCGAGAAGATCCCATCGCAGTGGTAGTCGTAGGCGATCGTGCGAGCGTACTTCCGCCGACCGAGAGGCGATTCTTCGAGGGATCGCCAGCCTGATGCACTTGGTACCATTTACGGCCTCCGTTTCATTGACGTTTGGACCGGCGCCACGATTCAATCTGTTGCTTGTCGTAGAGCGCCTTGAGCTTGCGGTATTGCGCCGGCTGGATCGCCCCCTCCTTGAGCTGCTGCATGGCGGCCGCAAGGGTTTCCTCGTCGACCACGGGCTCAGGGGTGGGGGTGCGCGGCGCCTGATCTGGCGCGGGTCGACCGTGATTGACCGGCTCATTGTCGACTGCCCTCGGGGCTCCACGCAGCTTGAAGTCCTTGACGACGTCGCGAATGTAGTCGACGTCGCCCTCCCGCCATGCGGCGAGAACCTGGGATCGCCGATCCACGCGCGAGCCCTGGATGACTTCGGTGAGAAAGTCCTTGAAGTCGGGACGCTCGAGGAGCTTTCCGAACTCGGGCACGTCGCGTTGAATCGCCCGCTCGTTGAGATCCTTGCGAAGATCAGTCACGGCTTTGTCGGACTCGGCCTTGACCTGGTTCACACGCTTCTCAACCGCTTGGTCGATCCGCGCCTGAATTGAAGTCTCGAGCCGCTGCAAATGGGGATGGAAGCCCCGATAGATTTCCCCGAACGCCTCCCGATCGACGTGCTCGCCCTCGAATCCGGCGACCGCCTGGGTGACGTCACGCTCCGCAGCCTGCTTGGCGACCGTCTCCTCGAGCTTGCGATTCGCTTCCGCGAGCTCTTGGTTACGCTTCTCCATGAACTCCTTGTTCGCGAGTGCTGCCTTCGCGATCTCCTCGGCTTCACGTCGACCACGGTTCTCCGCGTCGAGCCGGCCCAGCAGCGTGTCGTGCTGCGAGACGAGCATCTGCGCGTACTTCGGGTCGAGTGGCGGCAGATCGTCGTCCTGCCGGTCGGCAGGGGACGAGGCGGGGGCATCGGCTGGCGGATCGTCGGATAGCGCGGAGGCCGGGAGCGGCGCGTCTGCCGGCGCGTTGGGCGCGGGCGGCACAGCTGCCTGAGCATTCGCTAGGGTGGCGATACGTTCGGCTTCGTCCCTCGCTGCATCTGCGAGAGGGTGTCCTGGTTGCGGGTTACGTGGGGGCATTGCGTTCTCCTATTCGCGGGGGCTTACGCCAGCCGCAGGTTGTGTTGAAGGATGAAGATTCGCGATCACGACTTCCGGGTGGTGAAACCCTTGGCCTGGCTCGTTTTTTGCAAACCGCTGGCGCCGCCCTCGTTCGGGTCGCGCGCCGGGATCCCGCCGAGCGGGCTCACGGCCGGCGTCATTTCGTAGCCGGTCACGAGCTTCTCGCCGTAGTTCTTGCCGCTGTTCGTGTCCGATGGCACTGAGTTGGGCGTGTTGCCCATGTTGGCGCCCGTCGCCTGCTTCGGCGGGCCCTTCTGCAGCACGCCCGACTTCGTCCCGTTCGGCCCGGTATCGCCCGAGCGCATCCGGCGCATTGTCGAAGCGGTGCCGGCGTCGCTCTCGTGGCTGTGAAAGTAGCCGACGTTCATTCCCATAGCTTTCTCCTTTCGGGTGGTGGGTCAGACTTTCTCGTAGTGGCGCCCGGTGTTGGGCGGGCACCCCTCGCTTATCATCGCGGCGACGCTGTTCGTGCCCGCCGCGTTGCGGATCGGGGGCAGCACGGTCTGATTGTTCTGCGGACCGTAGTGGGACGGCTCGAGCGCCTCTTCGACATCGTACTCGTAGACGTTCTCGCCCATGCGGACCTTCTGCGCGAAGTACCACAGGCCGACGTCCTCGAGGCAGGGGACGCAGTCGGCTTTCATCGGCTCCATTGGCATCAAGTCCGGTGGCATCGTTCTCGAATTGCGGGCCATCATGTCTCCTTCCGCAGTTGTGGGAAAAGCTCGTTGAGGATCGCCGTGAGCTCCTGCGAGCGCCCACGCAGCACCGCCGCCTTTTCGCCTTCGGCGGCCTCGAGCTGCTCGCGACGCTGCTCGCGGCGCCGGTGAATGATCTCCCTCAGACCCTCGTACAGCATGGGGTCGTCGCGCATCTTCTGCATCGTTCGCTCCTCTGCGAACGCGGCGGGTAGCTGGTAGTGCTGGGCTTGGGCCATAGTCATCTCGCGCAGTGGAACTCAACGAGCGGAACGCCGAGCGTGGTGTCGTAGCTGATTTGAAATCCGTTGATGGTTTTGTTGCCAATAATGCAGAACTGAGAGCTCGTGTTACCCGGTGTATTAGCCGTGGCGACGACAACGTAGTTGGTGTCGGGCTGCGGTGTGGTGAAGGTGATCCCCACGACGGAAATCGGGCCCGATCCGAGTAGGCTCCCGGTGCAGTTGTTCGTCACGAACGGAGGGAAAAAGGCAGTCCCTACGAAAAACTGGAACGACCCCACCGCGAATGTGCCGCCACCGCCTCCGCCACCGCCCGCCGCAGCGATTTGCGCCGACGTGTAGCTCAGGCAGTCGGAACCCAAGAACCTGGTGCCACCAGGCGGGGCCACTCCTGCGGCCGGGAACAGCGCAGCAATCGTTACGCACGTCACCCCGGCGCCGCCGCAGGCTGAGACGGCCGCACAGAACGCCGGATTTGCGCCGCTGATCGCGTTGTTGATCGCAGTCGTGACGAAGGCGGTCGTGGCGATCTGCGTGGTGTTGGTCCCGGCCGCCGCGGTTGGCGCAGTCGGGATGCCGGTGAAGGCCGGGCTGTTCAGCGGCGCGAAGCAGGCGAGCCCGGCGGTGCACACCGCGGAAACGATCGCGCCCCAAAACGGCGAGGCTAGATTCGGTGCGGTGAGCGCCGCAATCAGCGTGCAGGGGTCGACTGCCAGCAGGCAGTTGCCCATGTTGAGCTCGTTGATCGTGGCGTAGCGGACAACCCCGAACAGCGCCGTAGTCGCGCGCGAGTTGACGCCGAACGCCCCGGTGGAGTCGATGATGCCCGGCGTCGTGCTGATGCAGGTCGCGACCGCCGTGCAGAGCGCGAACGGGTCTGCGGTGAGACAGGCGTCTACCGCAGCGCAGAACGCCGGATTGCCGCCGGAGATCGCGGCCGCCACTTGCAGGCAGACCTGTGCGTTGGTGGCGAGGCCGTCGTTGCAGATATTGGCGCCAGCCGTACACCCGCGGCTGGTGCAATCGAGCTGCGCCCCGACGAGGGTGAGGTTGGTCGCCGTCCCGCCGTTGATCGCCCCGCCGTCGATCGTAGGGTTGGAGATCAGCGGGTTCACGAGCTGCACCCCCGAGAGCACGGCGGGAGCGCATCCGCAGGGGGTTTGACCGCACTTGGAGCAGCTCATCATTTCACCTATGCGGAAACGAATCGGTCACGGTAGAACTCGGCGATCACGTCGTTGGCGAGCGTGCCGTTGAGCGTGAGTTTCATCGACTGCAGGACGGCGAGGTTCTCCGCCGCCGTCGAGTAGTTTGCGATGGCCTGAATCGTGCCCTCGCTGGTGGTTAGAGTCGTGGCGATCTTCTCCGCCGCCGCGCCTGTCCGCACTACCGTGCCCGTTAGGTGCCACGTCTCGGCCGTGATGATGGCGAGCGGCCCGGAGTCGAACACGATCGTCGCGCCGAAGTACACCCGGATGCGCTTGTCCACGCTCGCCGTCGCGGCGAAACTGCCCGCCGCCTCGAACTCGACGGCATCGCCGTTCGCGGCGAGCAGGTTCGCGGTGATGTTGTGCAGGAACGCATCGGTTTCCGTCGCGGCGAGGTTCCCGACCGGGGTCGAGGAGAAGAAGATCGGGGCATCGCCGGCGGCGATTGCGGCGATTGCCGCGGTGACGAACGCGGTGGTGGCAATGCTGGCGTCGTTGTCGCCAGGGGCCGCCGTTGGGGCCGTTGGGTCGCCGGTAAGCACCGGGCTGGCGAGCAGCGCGTACCCGCACGCTCCGACTGCCGCGCAGAACGCGAGGCTCGGAGCGAGCAATATCGTGAGCTCGTTCTGAACGTAGGCCGTTGTTGCGATCGAAGTGCTGTTATCCGCCGGCGCCGGCGTCGGGGCCTGCGGATTTCCTGTAAAGACCGGGCTCGCGAGGGTGGCAAACCCGGAAACGGCTGCGGTGACGAACGCGGTCGTGGCGAGCGAGTTGTCGTTGTCACCCGGAGCCGGCGTGGGCGCCTGCGGATCCCCGGTGAATACCGGGCTCGCGATGGGAGCGAAGCACAGCGCGCCGGCGCTGCACACCCCAGCCGCAAAGGCAGTCCAGAGGGCGTTGGGACCGCCCGCGCTCCAGAACGCGCCGAGCGTGCACGGGTCGAGCGCGACGACACAGGCCGCGCCCTGGACTTCCAGCAGCGTGGCGAAGCGCACCACGCCCGTGGTGACGGTGGTCGCGAACACGGCCGGGTCGAACGCGAGCGGGTTGAAGATCGAGCCCGGGTTCGTGTTGATGCAGTTGATGACAATGCCGCACGTGGACGGCCCGCCGGCGAGGCAGACCTCCACCGCGGCGCAGAACGCCGGGTTGGTGGCGTTGATCGCGTCGTTGAGCGCCTGGCAGACGAAGGCGGTGCTCGCCAGCGCGCCATCGCACACTCCGGGCGGTTGCGTGCAGACCTGGCTCGTGCAGTCGATCGTGGCCCCGGTGATCTGCTGGCCGTTGCTCGTGCCGCCGTTGAGAGTCGCCCCGCTCAGGGTGCCGCCGGTCCACGTCCCGCCGGTGATGATCGGGTCGATGAGGCGCGCGTTGGCGAGAGCCGTCGGGCCCGGGCACGAACAGGGGTTGCAGTTGCAGCTCGAGCAGGTATTCATTTCTTCCCCTTCGGCGGCGTCCAGGCCGGCTTACCAGTGCCTGATGTACGCAGGCAAATCGCGATCGCCTGCCCGCGCTTGGACACAACGGGGCCGTTATGGCCCGAGTGCAGGGTGCCGGCCTTGAACTCCTCCATGCAGGACTTCATGCCCTCACGGCCTTTTTGGGTCGGCATCGGCGTCTCCTACTTCTTCTTGAACCCGCGCAGCGTCTTGGCGAGCTCGCATTGGCGCTGTGTCTTGCCCGACAGGTTCGGCATCGCGCAGTGCTGCTCGACGGTGTGCCCCATCGCCTTCGCCTTCTTCGTCAGCGCGCCCGGATGCTTGATCGCGCCGGAAATCCAACTTTCGGCCATGTTCCTCTCCTCAATCCCACGGATAGTTGTCGACCTTCTTGCGGCGCATACCGTTGCCGTTGCCGTTCATCGGCGGCGCCGCGACTTCCTCGGGCTCCTCCGGCATCAGGCTCTTGAGCGCCTTGTCCTCGGCTTCGTCGAGCATTTCCTTGCGCGTTTTCTTGGGCATCGTCGCCATGATGGCCTCCTCAGTTGCCGAGCACCATGCCCTCGGGCACGGGCTGGTCGATTCGTTGCGAGCGCTCCATGACCACGAACGCATCACCGAGCGCGGTGGCCGGGATCAGGTGGAGCCGATACGTCCCCTGCGCGCAGATATAGCGCACGTCCGCGCAATCGTTGAGCACCCACGAGCAGACCGGCTTGCAGGCGAGGATCGCTGGCGCCGGGATCGGCGGCAGGCACCCGCATTGCGTCGGGTCGAACGGGATGTTGGCGGCCGGGTCGAGAAAGAGTTTTTCGATCTGCACCGTCGCCCCCGCGAGGGCGTAGGCCGTGATCTGGACGCAGTTGCCCTCGACGACCTGAAAGCTGCGCGAGTACTCGTCGGTCGAGCTCGCGTCGAAAAGCACGTTCGGGTTCAAGGGAGCCTCCGCCAGTCCACAGTGGTTGGTCGCCGGGATCTCGGGGTCGAGATACTGCCCGGTGCAGATCGAGCCCATCATGCAGCCGCTTCCGGTTTCTCGTCGCCGCTGTTGATGCCGACGACCTCGGCGCGCTGCTCGAGCGCCTCGGCGAGAGAGCCGAACGCGATGATCGAGAGCGCCGCGGCCGCGCGCTTCTTGATCTCCGCGATGTCCTCGGCGCTGAGCTCCTGCACGCCGCCCTTGCCGACGGTCTGGATCAGCTTGTAGCGTCGCAGCGCCACGTCCACGGCCGCGCCCTGATCGGTCGGGAGCGGCGCGGTGAGCGCGTTGTACGCCGCCATTTCGATGGTCGCGCCATCGGTGAACTCTACCCCTCTCGGGTCTTTCAGCTTCCTGCCCAGATCCACTTTCATCTTCGGTCCTCGTTGATGAAGCCTGCGCGTCAGTTTCTCCAGCCGGCGACGCGCTACCCGGTTTAGATTCATGCGAGAACGACGTTTCTCCACGTTGCCGTCCCGAACTCGTACATCCACAGCACGATGGTCCCGCCCGTCTCCTGAGCGACCATCGGGACGCACCCGCCGAACGCGACCGGGACGCCAGTCGGGGCAGCAGGCACCGTCGGAATCCACGGGAAGCCAGACGCAGACGCGGCCACTAGATCAGTGCGGCCCAACGTGATGTCGCGCGTCGAATAAATGTGCTTTGTTCCGGCCGAGCCGACGGACCCGTGGAACGTCATGTCCCCGCTGTTGTCCATCGTGAAGATTCGGCCACCGGCGATGATGCCGCCCGTGTAGAGGCCGAAGCTGCCGAAGTTGGTGCTGGCCGGAGCGCCCGGCCACACGAACCCGGCCTCTGCGTTGGTCGATGAGACGCCGGTGTTCCCCGCGCCCATATTGACGGAGAACCTGCCACCACGACCCGGAGACGATCCGGTGATAACGGTGTAATCCCCGCCATCGGTGACACCTGACAGTCCGCATTCGAGTTGGATGGACCCGCCAGGCCCGGTGCCACCACCGCGTCCCGCCTCGAACAGCAGGAAGCCGCCAGCGCCAGCGCCATCTGCCTTGCCCGCGTTGATGTTCACGTTGCCGCCGGCAGCCGCAGTGATGGAGCGCGCCGCTTGGATTGTGACCGCTCCACCGCCGGTGCCGACGGCGTGCCCGCCGCCAACGATGATGTTGATGCTCGCGCCGATCTCGATCTTGTCGAAGCAGTTGTCGTCGCCGATGACGACTTTACCTAAGCCGGCGGGATCGTAGAACATCCCGCTGTCTGGCGACGAGGTGAACGAGTACGTTGGCGCAGCGCAGGAACCATCCGCCCCGAGAAGCGGGAACGCCGGAGTCGCAATCGCGCCGCCAGCGTTGAAGCAGGTCGAGTGCCACGCGGCGGCGGCGAAGTTGTAGACCCACAAGCAGGTCTGCCCGCCCTCCTGCTCGATCGTGACCGGGTTCGCGTAGGTCGTCCCGCCGGGGATGTTCGTCCCCGCAGGCACTCCGACCGGCGCACCGCCGATACGCGGAGGCCAAAGGAACCCGGTCGTCGCGCCGGCGAGCAGAATCGTGTCCTGCGTTCCGTTGGTGCCCTGACCGTACCCGGCCATGACCAT